ATAAGGGTAGATTTACCCGAAACGAATTTATCGAGGGTGCTTACACATATTCTTGGGATAAGAAAAGGTGGGAGAAACTACGATCAGCTGGATGGATAGAGGTTTGGAGACATAGGAATAGAACGAGTATAAAGTTCTCTGTGTTTAAGACTTCTTTCAAATGCTCACAGCTAGTTACTAGGATATACCGTATCCTATTAGGCGAAGAGGATCTACCTACCTCAGAGCGAAGTATATTTTTCAATAACAAGTCGTACACAGATAAAGTCTATAACAAATCTATAGATGACATGATACGAGATAAAGATAGATAACATGGCGTTTAAAATGAAGGGAAATCCTATGCAAAGGAATTACGGTTCAGCTCTAAAGCACAAAGGAACTCACCCAGGGCCTGACGGCCACAAAGAGCACAAGACCACTACAGGTGATAAAATGAAATCCCAATGGTATTCTGAAATGGGTGATAATAAAGGTAATCATGCTTATAACGATAAAAAGCAACAATTCCGTAACTATAGAGCAGCGTTAGAAACTTGGGAAAAAGCTGATCCTGAAAAAAGAGGTGACAAACCTAAGTCTCCTAGTTGGATGAGCGGATTTTAATCAATCATGGCTTTTGAACTTGGTAAAGAAACTAGACGTATTAGAAACTCTAAAGAGACACCTATATTTAGAAAGAACCTAGATAAAGGTGTACTTGGTGAGGCTAATATGGATGGTAGCATCTACGTAGATAAAAGCGTACCAAAAGGTAGCGCGCTTGAAAAGAAAGTTATAAGACACGAAGGTGTGCATGCTAAGGAAATGAAGTCTGGCAAGATCGAGTATGGAGATGACTATGTAAGAGATGGTAAGAAAACTTATCATAGAAAAGATGGCAAGATTAAATACAACGGTAAGTGGCACGAAGAAGGGAGTAACGTATTCCCATGGGAGAAACGAGCTAAAAAAGCAGAGTAATGTTTGAAATATTTAAAGACACAAACGAATGGAACGAAAAAGCAATAGTTGGATTTGTAGCCTTTGCTATTATGGTTCTGGTAATGATTGTGGATACTGTATCTGGAGCAATCGGTAAAGACTTAGTAATTAATGAATTTGTATACAACTCTTTTGTCTGGGTGGTTTTAGGATCGTTTGGTATTAGTGGTGTAGAGAAATTTGCAAAGAAATAAAACATGGCATTTAAAATGAAGGGCAAAAGCCCAATGATGAAAGCTTTAGTAGGTAAACAAAACACTTTACCTGAAGAGCTACAAGCTGCAATAAAAGCTTCACCTGTGAAAAAGTACTCAAGCGATGCTCAACGTAAAGCTGTTCACGCTTCTAAAGGTGAATCTGCTATGAAAAATTATAAAAAAGGATACTATAAAAAATAAACACTATAATATAAATGGGTGTATTAGGTAAGATATTTTCTGGTGGTGCGGTTGAACTCGTTAAGGGTGTGGGTGGAGTACTGGATAACCTTACTACATCGAAAGATGAAAAGCTAGAGGCGGAAAGGAAAATAAAAGAATTAGTAGCCAACTACGAAATCGAGATGGAGAAGAATATCACTTCTCGATGGGAGGCAGATTTAAAATCTGACTCATGGCTTTCTAAGAACGTAAGACCCGTAGTTCTTATATTCTTAATAGTATGCACGATGCTATTAATATTTATTGATGCTGGTGCGATAAATTTTAACGTGAAGGATTCTTATGTAGACCTTCTTCAATTAGTATTAATAACTGTGATCGGTGCATACTTCGGTGGTAGATCACTAGAAAAAGTAAAAAAATAAAATGGGAATGAATTCAATAGCTACAGCTTATAACTTCGGGCAACTTGGTAGCGCTTACTCTGATATTGCACAAGTAATAGTACCACCAAAAGACATGGTGATTGTAGCTATAACTTTTTTAGCGGAAAACACACCAACAATTTTAACGCCAGAAAAATTAGATAGAAATGGACCTGGCTGTATTGCTATATCAGGCTCAACAGGTGATCATGTAGATGGAGCAGATAACAACTACTTCAACTTTAATGGAGTTCACTCTAGTGAGGTAGCTGATGCAAACATAGCAGCAGGTGCAGATGTAACTCTAGAAACAGTGGCTGTACCAGCAAGTAAAATAGGCGTAGGTCAATACGTGTTACTAGTGAATGGCGATGCTGATGAATCTGGCGCCACAGCTATGGTGATTGACGCTGAAACTCCAACACCTATATACAAAGGCCCTAATCAGCGAGGTGTCAAAGTAACAGCTTACGACGGTGTAAGTAAAGTCAAGTTAGACGCAGACATAACTCCAACAAGCAGTCAAGCTTTAGTTTTTCTTGATGAACAACATGGCGCTGGCGGTATTACAGTTGCAAGCCAAGAGTTTCCAGCTGGATTAACAATATACGGTAGGTGGACAGCGTTTAAACCATCAGCTGCCGGTGCAATTGCTTACTTTGGGTACTAATGGCGTTAGGTAATGCTAATACTTCAGCTCAATCTAGAGGTAAAAATAAACCTGTAGTTGTAAAGCGAAGAAAAGAAGTTGTAGCCGCAAGATACTACAATTCTTTTTTATCTACCGGTAAACCGCTGCCATCAGCTGCTTGTGGCACTCGAGCACCTGTCAGCCAAACTTTCTATCATGATGGTAGCGCTGCTGCACCCGCGGTTGGTGACTTAGTGTACTCAAAAAGACGAGCCGGCGAAGGCAGTTGGCTACCGGCTGGTTACTACAAAATAACAATAGGTAGATCATCGTACAGTATTCAAGTAAATAGTTCTGGTGCGGTTGCCGCTAGAACTAGGTGTTAATAAATAATAATAACAGTTTAATTTAATTTAATTTAATTATGGGAAAAAACAAAGAAAAGGTTGTAGACCTAAAGCCAAAAGCTATCTCTGAAGAGCAGCTTGGTAAAGTGCAAAACATACTAGCCGCTATTAATAAACTTCACTCAGATATTGGAAAGCTAGAAGCTCAAAAGCATAGCATGCTACATACACTAGCTCAGGGTAATGATCAGCTTGGCACAATTCAAAAAGAAATTCGCGAAGAGTACGGTGAGGTTGATATAGACATACAAGACGGGTCAATAAAGTATAAAGATGAGCCATCTGATTCGTAAGATAACAATAGGTAAAGACTACAAGAATGACTCCATGCACTATGCCGTAGGGCAAGAAGTGTATGGCGGTCATACTATTTGTGACATACTAGAAGAGGAGGACAAGTACTCTATCTACATACGCAAAGATAAAGCAGTTATACCTTGGAAAGACTTTAATAAAAACATGGCCATATCTGTTGAGTATAACTTACAGTACTAATGCACTCGGTTTACAACTATGTTGTAGAGCCATTAGGTGAAAGGTATAACAACAGTAAAAAAGTTGGAGACAAAGAGTTAATATTAAACACTGAGGTTTTTAATCATCAGCATGTAAACAGGGAGGCTAGAATCTTATCTGTACCTAGTGCTGGAGCTCCTTTGAATCCTAGAGTAGGTGATATAGTGACATTACACCATAACGTCTTTAGAAGATGGCATGATGTAAAAGGTAAAGAGAGAAACAGTAGATCTTTCCTTGAGGAAGGTAAGTATTTGGTAACGCAAGATCAAATATATCTATATAAAAGACATGGTAATTGGGTTTGCACTAAAGGGTATTGCTTCGTGCAGCCTGTTAAAGACAATAGCCAATTAAACGCTGATTCTGAAAGGCCACACATAGGTATTGTGAAGTACTCAGACGGGACGGTAAACGTAGGTGATCTGGTTGGGTTTAGACCTAGCAGTGAATTTGAGTTTGTTGTAGACGGTCAGAGGATGTACCGAGTTTTATCTAATTTTATTACAATTAAATATGAATATCAAGGAGACGAAGAAGAGTATAATCCAAGCTGGGCAGATAGCCGTTGAAGAGTTAATCAAGGTAGCTAAAGAGGCTATCGTTGATTCGGGTGATGATATCACTGCGGACAGACTTAAAAACGCCGCTGCTACAAAGAAGCTTGCTATCTTCGATGCCTTTGAGATATTGACCAGAATCCAAGAAGAGGAGAACTTACTTGAGGGCCGAGAGCCTGAGGAAAAGAAAGCTAACGTCTTTAAGGGTTTTGCTGAAGGAAGATCTAAGTAATGTACGAACAGACATTATTAAAAATAATAGAGCCTATAAAGAAAACCACTCTTACAAGGTTAAATAGAGGTAAGAAGTGGAAGTATGGTTACGATAAAGATCACGATATAGTGGTTTTATCTAAGACTGGTGTTATAGGTGAGATATATGATATACAGGGTTTTAAGATAGCTTTACCTAAACCTACTAAAGTTTTCAAGCACGAAAATAATAAGTGGGGCAAGATAGAGCAGCCTAAGGAGTTAAGCCGTTTAAAAACTATATTTGACTGGAGAAACTATCCAGACGAACAAAAGGAGAGGTGGCATGACTATATAGACGAAGAGTTTAGACGTAGAGACGAAGGTTTTTGGTTCACCAATAACGGTAAACCGACGTACATAACCGGTAGTCACTACATGTATCTTCAATGGAGTAAAATCGACGTGGGTGCACCAGACTTTAGAGAAGCCAATCGGTTATTCTTTATATTTTGGGAAGCCTGCAAGGCAGATAAGAGATGCTATGGAATGTGCTACCTTAAGAACCGTCGTTCAGGTTTTTCTTTTATGTCCTCTGCAGAAACAGTTAACTTAGCCACTATATCGAGTGATAGT